GGTGTCCAGCTTGTCAATGGCAAAGGTGAAGGAACGATCATTCTTCAATACCATTTCTTCGGTAACAGCATCCAGACCACCAACGGGGCCGAACCGAGACCAGTTCTCGGTGTTCTCTGCCCTGCGGTCATAGTCATTCATGCCGGAAGTGCTCACCTTGTAGATCTTGATGGAGTGGGCACCCGTCCATTTGTAATCCTGATTGGTGAGCAGGCTCTTCTTGCTCTCCGTGGTAAACTTCTCGTCAACCAAGGGCTGAAACTTGGTTACAAGTTCAATTGTGTTAGCCATCTAAGGCACTTCCTTTCTCGTTAACTCGGCAAGTGCATAGCTTCCCTCAATTTCCTATCCGGGCTTTCTGCTTCAGGAGCTGTACCCGTTCTCAATAAGTTGGGCTGATACACTTTATATTCTTGTTTGGCGGTTGCTTGATCGTCAATGTGTTTCTTCAGGGCTTCGAGAGCCTTTTTCAAGGCTTCTTTGTCCTGCACGTTCAGGACGGGCAAAAGCTCATCGGGCAAGCCCATATCCTTCAGTTGATCCCGCAGATCATACAGGGCTTCACGCCTTGCAAGTTCCTGCTCCCTTTCCGCAAATGCTGCATCCTGCTTCCGTTTTTCCGTTGCGAGCCGTTCACCCACAATGCGGTTTACATCATCCTGCGAGAAAGTACGTTCCCCGGCTGCCGGGTTCTGGTTCATGGTCTGATTCATATTCTGTTCCATGCTTCATACCTCCGTTTAACGCCCAGAGTAGGCTTATTTTGAAAAGTCCCCACCCATAAAGGGTATCTTCAGCCCAAAGGAGGAAACAACCAAAGAACCACGCAAAAAAGGCACGGGCAACCATCCACGAATGAATGATTTTCCCGTGCCTTGCTTGGCTTCCACCCTCGCCGGGTGGGGTACTTTTCCCCTGTATTATACCACAGAAGGGGGGGAGATGGCAACGGCTGAAGCCACTATTGCCGGGGCTTTGGGTTGCTTTTGGTTGTGAAATACAGGTGCTTATAGGGTGACTTACCTTCGCTTTTCTTAACCTTCAAGCGATCCATGATAGGCCTGAAAAGCTCCAAAACGGCTCTTTCCTCTGCTTCATCGGTATAGCTTACTTTTACCTTCAACATTCTTCAACAGCCCTCCTTAGGATAAGTTAGCAAATGTTAGCATTCTGATGTCATGTTATGTCATGCTGAAATGTAGTATTCTGTAGTATTTCATGTCAGGTTTTGTCAGGTTCTGCCGAAAAAAAGGAAGGGGGCAAAGCCCCCCAAACCGTTGTTACAGGCTCCTTTCCAGCAGCTTGTGGATCAGGTCGAGCAAGGGCAGATCGTTGCACTTTTCCAGCAGATCCACAATACCCTTGATGATAACTTCCTTCGTGTTCATGCTTGAAAACCTCCATAATTTTTGATATTATGGGGCGGGAAATGGCTCCGAAACCATCCCGCCCCTGCCCCTATCAGCGTTAGCGCACTGATAAGGGCTTTTTGTTTACTCTCCGGCCTTTTCGCCAAAGAGGATCTTACCAAGAAACACATCGGCAAAAATGATCTGGTTGACACCCATCTTCTTGATTTTCCGCATAAGGGGCATTCCTACCATAACCAGCTTTTCAGCCTGTTCAGGGGTCAAACGCTTGATAAAGTTGATGAGCTTTTCCTTGTTGGTGTTCTTCATGGTATGTACCTCCTAAAACTTTAGTTTTCTTTATGATTGTCCTTTGGTTTTTCTTAGGTTGCTATTGGGTTTGTTGGGTTTCCTGGCCACTAAACAACTTGTCCAGGGCTTCATAGCCTTTCCGGGCTTCTTCGGTACGACGGTTGCCTGTTGTAAGCCTGATCCCATACGGGCACATTTCTGAAACCCTTGAATACATCCGCTTGTAGTTGACATCACCGGGATTCTTTATCTTGTCCATTGAAAGGTTGGTGGTAATAATCAACGGCTTTCTGGACTGATACCGGGCATTGATGATCTCAACCTGTTTTTCAAGCTGGGGGCGGGTCGGCTGCTCTGCTCCAAAGTCATCAATAACCAGAAGGGGAACCGTTTTAACCATCCTCAACACTCTTTCCCGCTGATCTCCGAAGTTGGCGGTCATTTTGTGTACAAGGATTGCCAAAGTAGTGATAAGGGCGGGTATTTTCCTTTCTACCAAGGAATTAGCGATACAGGAAGCAAGGAAGGTTTTCCCGCTGCCAACATCACCATGAAACAGCAGCCCTTTGCCTATCTTCTGTACCTCATCCCAATTTTCAGCGTATCTCCGGCAAGTATCGCTTGCTTTGGGGTCTGCCCGGTCATCCATTGCAAAGATGCTTTCCCTGTATTGGGCGGTATCTAATCCGTAATCCTTCAAGGCTTCGATCTGCTGCCGGGTTTCTTCGTCCTTCTCCCGCTGTTCTTCCCGGTCTCGCTGTTCCTTCTCGCATTCACAGATACAAGGAACAACACGGTCAACAATTCCAAGGGCTTTAACGGTGGATCTGGTCTGCTTCGGCGTGTGGCACTTGCCACACATCAGAAGCCCGTTTTCCCCCATATAATCACCCTCGTTGCGGTTTTCACGGGTGAATGCTGGTTCAAGGATCTTTGCAAAGGTCGTAGCGTTCATTGTTTTACCTCCTGTCTTTAGAATGGGTTTACATCATCGGTGGAGTAATCTTCCGACTTTACATGGTTGCAAGGGTTATCCGGGTAATAACTGCTGCTTGTCCTCGCTTTCTCTTGGTCACGCTTTGCCCAGCTTCTAATAGTGGCGTAATGGCTCTTGTATGCCTTCCCGGTGCTTTCTATGTACTCTGACAGCTTATCTATACGGGCTTGCAAATCGTTGGGAAACTCCGCTTGCAGCTTCGTTAGTTCCTCATCTGTCAGAAGAACATTGTTGTACTCACCGTGTTTGTGCTTGGGGGGGCGGGGCGGTTTACCGCCTGTTGTTGATGCTCCCGTTGATGTTGCAGTTGATGTTGTTGTTGTAGTTGATGTTGATGTTGGTATATTTCGTTCTGTTTTGTATACGGTTGTATTCGGTTGTATAGGTTCGTATACTTCCGTATTCTTTGAACGTTCCTTTTCCCATCTGGCGTTGATTGCGTTTGTACGCTGTTCCCGTACCCGTTCATATTTTTCATGATCGGCTACAAGTTTTTGCTCAATCAGTGGCCATACAAGCTCCAAGGCTTCATCATCGTTGAAGTTCGGAACTTCTCCGTACTGGGAAAAGTTGCGTATTGCTGACAGCATGGTTTTCAGCTTTTCGGGCTTGATCCTGCTCAGCGTGTCGAACATTTCCCAATACATCATCACACCCGGTTTTCCCTTTGCCATCAGTTAACCCCGCCTTCACATTCCCGAACAAAGTCCAGGGTATCCCACAGGAAGCCCACATCAATTTCAAGGGTACGGCGTTCGGGCTTGCCGATTTCCAGCACTTCAAAGCCGTCACGTTCATACATCCGGGTGATAAGTTCCTTGGAGCTTTGCAAGGTAAGCTGTGCTGCGTGCAGCTGCTCTTTGGTCAGGGTGATTTCATCCAATCCCACAATCCCGGTTGCCAGTTCCTTGATCGTTACAGGGAATCGCCTTGCTTCAATCTTGATAACGTTGTTCATGCTCTTACCTCCATGTTGGTTTGTTCCTGCTTGCGTACCCACTCCCGCAAGCCCTCATAGCTGATCCGGGTTCTCCGGCCTATCTTGATGGTGGGAAAATCTGCCCGGTGGGTCAGTTCGTACAGGGTTTTGGTGCATACGCCGATATGCTCCGCTGCTTCTGCTACTGAAAGAGTTAGCTTCTCTTGCATTAGGCTTCCTCCATTTCTACAATATCCGCAATGGATACGCCCAGACCCTGAGCCAGCTTGCCAGCCGTCCGGGGTTCACAGGTTCCACGCTTTACAATGGTGCTGATGTTCTGCCGTGAGATGCCGCACCGATCAGAAAGAGCCTTTTTGGTCATGTCCTGTTCTGCAAGCAGCATTTCGATTTTCGTTGGATTGATTTTCATCGTTCAGCCTCCGTTTAACCATTTTAGTGGTTACCCACTCCTATATTATAACCACACAAATGGTTATTGTCAACGCACTTCAAGACATTCCTATAACTTTATTGCCATTTTTGTGGTTATGTGCTAAACTACCTGCGGAGGTGGATACAGTGAAAATTGGTACGGCAATTAGGGAGATGAGAAAGGACAGGGGGTTAACGCAGATTCAATTAGCTGAAAAGGCAGGAATGGCGGTTAACAGTATTCGTCTTTATGAATCTGGGAAACGAATACCAAGCATTGACCAACGCATAATAATAGCAGAAGTGTTAGACTGCTCCCCGTTTGATTTCATGACAGAAGGTGAAGCAGAAGCGTTTTCCAATCATTTTCTGTTAGGGTACTGGTCAAGGGAAGAAGAATTTCACGACGAATTGGAATTTGCATTCGAGGAAATGCAGACAAGGAAAGATGATCCACTATACACGAATATGATTGCAGCGTATAAAAAATTAAATATGTACGGCAAAGTAGAAGCTTCAAAGCGTGTCGAAGAATTAACCAGAATACCAGAATACCGCCGTAAAAGCCCCCAAAAACCGCTTGCAGACGATAACCAGACCAACAATACCCCGGAATGAAAAAAGCCGTTAAAAAGGCCTTAGAAGCCCATTAACGGCATATCGCTATTTTACCCGTTGAACAAGTGTTCGTTTTGTTCAACAAAAAACCCCCTCGGACGCTACCAACATCTGAGAGGGCGAACGCACAAAATACCATGCACCACGGATACAAGGCACTATTGCGCACAAGCATTTTAGCATGCTTCTGCCGTAGTGTCAAACGTAGAAAGGAGAATTGCACACTATGGCAAAGAGAGCAGCACAGGGATCTGGAACGATCCGCAAAAAGACCGTCACCCGCAACGGCAAACAGTATACATACTGGGAAGCCCGTATCACAGTTGGGCGTGATCCCGGCACAGGGAAGCAGATACAGCAATCATTTTCCGGCAAGACACAGAAGGAAGTCCGGGAGAAGATGCAAGCAGCAGCCGTGGCCGTGAATACAGGCACATATACGCCCCCGTCAAAACTGACCTTTTCTGAATGGCTTGATATTTGGACTGCCGAATATCTTTCCAGCGTGAAGCACAACACAGCAGACACCTATAAAAGCATGATAAGAACACGAATAAAGCCCGTTTTGGGAGCCGTCAAGTTATCGGATCTGAATCCGCATATGATGCAGACATTCATAAACGGCTTAGAGGGGCTTTCTACGGGGTCTGTTCATCTGGTCTATAGAATCATCCATGCAGCACTTGAAAAGGCTGTAAGGCTGGAATATCTGCCGAAAAACCCCATTTCCCATTGTTCATTACCAAAGCATGAGCAAAAAGAGATTGTACCGTTGGACGATGCGCAATCTGCTGCACTTCTTAGGGCTGCAAAAGGTACCGTCCTTGAAAACTTCGTTGCCCTGGCATTGTTTACTGGTATGCGTATCAGCGAGCTTTCCGGGCTGACATGGGATCGTGTAGACACCAAAGCCCACACAATAACAGTTGACAGGCAACTTCTGAAAACCCAGCTTTGGAAAACGGATGGGCTGTTTGGCAGTCCCAAAAGCGGGAAAACCCGTGTTTTGAAGGTTGCCCCTTCTGCTATTGCTATCCTGAAGGATCAGCACCGCAAACAAGCACAGATGCGTTTACAGGCCGGTGAAGCATGGAACAATGAGCATGATTTTGTGTTTACCACTCCCGAATGTGACCCACTCACCCCCAGCCGGGTTTCCAACGTGTTCAAGATCCTGCTTGATGAATCCGGTTTACAGGGGGTACGCTTCCACGATCTACGGCACACCTATGCAGTAAATGCCATTCGTGCCGGGGACGATATCAAAAGCATACAGGGGAATCTGGGTCATGCTTCCGTAGCCTTCACCCTTGACAAGTACGGCCACTTCACAGAAAAGATGAAGATGGACAGCGCAGCCAGAATGGAAGCCTTCATAAAGTCCACTTTGAACCTGTAAAGGGAAAAACAAAGGGAAAACAACACACAAAGCACACAAAAAACGCCCCCGAACCTTGATCTAATCAGTTTGGGGGCGTTTTGTTACAGTTAATTAAGCATATGTTACACTCTTTGAAGCGTATAGAATTACATGGAATACCATTGCAAAAACCCTTGAATTTTCCCGCTTATTTCCCCTTTAGTAGAATTTCATAGAATTATACAGAATCCACTAAAGGGGAAAGATAAGGGAAAAAATAAGGGAAAACGGAAACGGGCAAAACCCTTGTGTTCACTTTGCAAATAGCAGTTCTGCCGTACCCCGATCCATGCCCAGGACATCAACACAATACCTTGTTTTTGCTTCCCTTGTATCCTTGAGCTTGTGACGCTTGATTTCTCTTTCCTTCCAGAGCAAAGTCCATTCCTGCACGCTGCACCCGGTTTCCTTCCATGCCGTATACCCGGTGTGCCTGTAGAAGTCACGTTCACCCCATAGCAATTCTGAAAGCGTTGGGGCGTGTTTACCTATACGCAGTCTTTCACACCCTCTATCTGCATACCCTCTCGCCGTGGTGCTGGCCACGTTCAAGGCTGCACCGATCTCTGCAAAGCTCTTACCGTTCAAATAGTGTTCCTGTATTGCAATGCGCTGGTTATCGGGCAGGCTGTCCATTGCTTGATGAATAACCTTTGCTGTGTACGTTCTTTGAAGTCTTTCTTCAATTTCTTCATACCCTAATTCATCACAGGGAAGGGCTTCCCCAAACGTGGTTTCATTGTCTGGATCAGTGCTTATAGGTGCATCAAGGCTGTATGCATTGTTTAGGGGGTCTTTTGCTTGTGCTGGCGTATAACACCCTGTAGCCTTTGAAAATTCACGTTTCAGGAAGTACACCAGATAATTGATAAAGCTCTTCCCACGGTCCTGGTTATAGCCCTGCACAGCTTCACACAGGGCTATATATCCGCTTTGGGTCAGATCATCAATATCAAAATCCGTTCGGTTTTCCCATGCTCTTTTCCATTTGATGGCTTGCAAACAAATGAATCTGTAGCATTGTTCCCACAGTTGTTGTAATTCCTCTATGTTTCCAGCTTGAATAGCCGTTACAAGTTCTTCATTCGTTCGCATGGTATATACTCCCTTTCTTGTGGTTTAGGCTGTTTATCCCCTTCTGCTTTTGCGTGAAGCAATCGTTCCAAGGCCTGAATCAATAGCCGGGAGAAGTTGCCCGACCAAAAGACCGTTTTCAAGCTGGATCGTATGATTTTTGCCAGTATTGAAGATTAACTGTTGCAGCAGGTTTATCATGTTGTCCATTTTGGCTTCAAGATTTTTTGTGCCACCTTTACGCCATGCTTCTGCATTAGTGGCATTTAGGACGGCTTCATCCTTGTGAAGGCGAACAACATAATTGTCAAAAGGTACACGGTCAAGGCCTGTTGCAGCACCGGGAAATAGTGACTGAATAAGCATACCCCAGTTAACATTGTTGTCTGGGTTATTTGCAAAGTTAAGAACATTCTGTTCTGCTTGTGCGCCCAGTTCTTCGATTCCCGTCTGCTGGGTTACTACATCACCAATAGAAGCAGCAGTATTCTGTTGTGCGTTATAGTGATCGTTGATAACTTGTTCCCGCTGCACGGTAAACCCAAGAACCAGCTTGATTCCTTTCTTTACCTTTTCCCACCATGCCATTATGTCATTGATAACCTTTTTGGGGTCTGGTAGTTCAGGATTAAGGAACCATTCGCAAATACTAACAATCTTTTCGTAAACACCATCCCACCAAGCCTGCATTGCTTTTACATCTTCTACTGTCAATTCAGTAATACCAAGGCATTTTAGTGTCCACGAACAAATTTCCCCAATCTGGGTTACTGTGTTAGTCCACCATGTAGAAACATTCGTTTTGAAGGTTTCCCATTCCGGCAATTCAATACCAAGCGTAAATTTAGACCAGTCTTGAATTACAGGCCATACATGATTTTCCATGCCTGAATCAATTAACTGTCCGACACTCGCAATTGCAACCTTCACGTTCTTTCCGATTTTCGGAAGAACCTTTCCAATGTTGCTCACCACATCTTGGGTAGCACCAAAAAACGAATCAACAAGCGGTTCAATGTTTTCATCCCCGGCCATGCCTGTCATTAGGTTGCTCCACGATGCTTTCCACATATTGAAGCTGCCTTCGATGGTATCAGATGCTTCATTTGCCGTTGTTCCCGTGATTTCCATTTCACCCTGCACAACGTGGATGGCTTCAATGATCTTTGCAAAGGAAACATCATCAATGTTCTTTGCCGTGGCCTTGAAGGTTTTGCCCATAACGCCACTATCATTTATAAGCCTTGCCATTTCTTCCTTCGTGCCACCATACCCTAACTTTAAGTTGTCGAGTAAGGTATAGTTGTCTTTTGCAAAACCTTGATAGGCATTCTGGATCATGGTGATATCAGTACCAAAAGTGTTGGCGTTATCGCTCATGTCCTGAATGGCCATGTCGGACAATTCAGCTGCTGCCACCGTATCCTTGCCAAGGTCGCTGATAAGGCTTGCTGAAAAACTGGTCACCGTTTGCATATATTCATTTGCAGAAAGTCCAGCCGTTTTGAAGGCTTTTTGTGCATTTTCCATTACGGTTTTTGCTGCATCATCACCGAACAGCTTTTTCACGCCACCTTGCAATTGTTCGTACTCCGCATAAGCGCCGATGGAGCTTTTCAGCAATGCGGCAGCGGCAGCAGATCCGGCCGCGCTAATAGCCATCATTCCTTTTGCAACGAACTTACCGCAGGCCAATGCGCCCTTGCCAATGCTGGTGAAGGCATGGGACATTCTCGCTTGCAAGTCATTGGCCTTCCTGCCTGTTTCGTCTATATTCTTGTTTGCTTTATTGTTGTTTACGGCGATAACGCCGAGTATTTCAAAGATAGTCATTCCGGGACACCCTTTCTTTGTATAGAAAAGGGGCGTACAGGCCAAAGCCCATACGCCCCATAAGATTAGGCCTTGGTTTTGGCCTGGTAGTAGATAGCGTTCTTCTTGTTGTCCAGTACGAAGGTATCATAGCAGATACGGCCTTCGACCAGAGAACCAGAAATGCCGGGGGGATCACGATGCACCCGGTAGTCCTCCAGCTTGGTGGGAGCCACAGTTGCTACAGGGTGGGCAATCATGAAGCCAAAGTCATCAGGAAGGCGGGGAGCCGGAACCTTGATGATCTTTGCACCGTCCAGCATGGCAATAACGCCCCGAATACGCATTTCTTCGGCAATGTCGGTTTCAAGGTGAATTTCCTTGCTGTTCTTCATCAGAAGATAGGTATCAGGGGTAACAACACAGATACGCCCGGTTTCGGGGACTTCTGCGTTATCAAGGGCGGTATTGGCCTTGAAGATCTCACTACAGATGTTTTCTTCGGTCAGGGCAACGGCAGCGGGCTTCAGGCCAGCATTGGCACACATAACACCATAGGTATAGGTATCCACTTCGGGGATAACCACTTCCCTCATCTGGCGTTCAAGTGCGCTTGCTGCTTCCAGCTGCTGGGCGGTTTCCTCGGTGTCCAGCTTGTCAATGGCAAAGGTG